GTTGCGTGCTCCTCTCATCCGGCGACGGTATCTCTCAACCTGTCGCTCCACTCTTCTACGTGGGTCTTCTCTCCACTTCTGGATAGGAAGGATGTCTAGGTCTTCTCGCTTATCATAGCCAATGTACACAGACCTTTGTTCTTTCTTTCCGAGCATTCCAGACCTAGATGGATCTGAGAACCCGATATAGTCGAGGGATTGTAGGATGTGTTTCCAGATGAGTCGGAAGTTGGATGCCGAGATAGACAGGGCCATGATCTTTGTCACTTCCCATAGTCTCTCAAAGTCATATCTCACTCTAGAATCCATGCCCACTTGTGCAATGATCTCATCCAAGATCTCTTCTTCCACCCAATCCTTCTCTCTGAGAATGTCCATGTCATTGAAGAAGTCGTCCTTCTTATACCGACGAACGTCATGCATCCAGCGTCCACGGTTCTTGTCGATTCTGTATACATAGGCATAGAAGTCTGAGCTTCTTACTCGCTTCCCTACAACATCCCTCACATCATATGAGATGAAGCATTCAGGAAGCTCATCATGATGTATATCAACATCCCCATCATCTGTGAATGAAATGAATACATCAGGACGACCATAGTAGAGGAGTCTAAGTTCTGAAACATCAAGGTGTGCGCTTTGACCAAATCCCCTGTATGCTTCTTGGATTGTTTGTTCGAAATCCATAGTGTGTCCTTTGCGTTGTCAACTATTTACCAAGGTTAAATAGAACGGAAACGTATCAACACCGGAGAGACAATGTACCCATACAAATACAATCGCCAATTCGAAAGATACCTCTCACAGTTCAAGAGAGTGCTGTCTGGCTTTCAAGTACAGGATGGTGTTCTTCGTGATGGGTCATACAATACACGAAGAGTTAAGGTGGTGTATGGAAGTATGAGCAGAGTAGTGGCCTCTATCTTCAACAAGACAACATTCACCAACCATACCCTTCCTCTCATTGGAATGCATCTCACATCCATCGAAAAGGACACCCAGAACAAGAGAAACTATCACCATGTAGACCATGTTGCCTATACAGACCAGTATGGCGAAAGACAGGCATATAGCAGGCTTACAGGCCCAGCATTCAACCTCATGGTGGATGTTGATATCTATGCCTCGTCACATGATGAGATGTTTGAGATTATGGAGCAGATTCTCCTCATCTTTAACCCTCGTGTCACCATTCAGGTGGACAATCATCTTCTCAATAGTGACTATCTCACAGAGATCATTCTTGAGTCTATCAGTAATGATGTTAACTATCCAACGGGAACAGAGAGACAGGTTGTTCAACAGAGCCTGACATTCAGACTCCCCATCAGACTGTCCTACCCAATGGACATGGATGCTAATGTGATCCAGACCATCATATCAAATATCGTTGTTGATAGCGAGGACGGGGTGGATGTTATTGATGAGCTAGTTATTACAGATGACGGAGAGGCATAATGGCTACGTCCCAAGCAGCAAAAGAGATTAACAGAAACAATAAGAATCAACGTGTCGATCAATTCTATGTATCGTTCCTCAAGCTTCCAGAGAACGTCAGTAACCTTCTTGGCAAGCAAACAAAGATGATCGATAGACCTAATCTCACGTTTGAAACATCGATGACCAATCACAGACACAATCAGTTTCAGGACATGAATCAGGTGAGGTTTGACCCTGTGTCTGTCACTCTATTCGATGATGAGAATGGTCTCACTCGCCAGTATATCTACACTCAGCTATTTCGTCAGTTGAACCGGGGTGCTGATGTGTTTGGTAGGTGGGATGTTCTTGACAGAGACTATCGATTTGATGTGAAGATGGAGATGTTCAACTCAGTGGATGAACTCATTGAGGGGTATGTCCTGAGAGACTGCTTTATCTCATCTATCGACCATACTCAGATGTCAACCGATGACGAGGACACAGAAACGGAGATCACTATCATTCTCACATACAACAACATCGACTTCTTCATTGTCAATGAGTATGTTGAGTTCAAAGGAGGCATTCCTATGGAGGGTGCTGGACAGGCTAGAACATCTAGCTAAAGATCTCGTTCTCTGTAAGAATCATCCATTCCCAACCACGATCCTTGGCATACTTCTCGGCGGCTGTCCACTTCTCCGTATTAGTCACCCATGTTGTCTGTTCTTCAATGATCGTGGTTCTCTTCTTGTTTGATGTAGCTCTAGGAGGCTTACATTGAGCACTGGGCTTCACCTCGCACAGCGCCTTCTTGATATCCCCATTCTTATCTCTGAACTCGATATAGAGATCCACGAGATACCTCGCCTTCCTTCCCTTCACCGATGAGTAGTATGGCACCACAACCGTCTCTACTCCCCATCTCAGCACGTTCTCCTTCTTATCGCACCACTCCCACACGTACCGCTCATAGCTGCTCAGAAAGCGAACCTCGTTCGTCCCATTGATGCACTTGCTTGGATTGATAAGCTTGTACTTACCCTGATGATAGTTCCTAGCCATAATAAAAGCCTCCGCTTTTATTATTTAAGAGGAGGCTTATGTTGGGATTATGAAGGACGGAAGTCTTGGATGATGTGCTTGTCAATGTGCTGTGGGTCTTCAATGACAGCAATCACCTCACTGATACTGGAGCCTTTCCTTCGCTTGGTGAGTAGCTGAGATTCACTACTCCACTGATACAGAAAGTCTCCAAGAACCTTTGTACACCACTGTTCCATCACTAGAGTCTCCTCGCTCATGCAATGTTGCTTGTATAGAATGGCAGATTGGCCATGAAGCTGTCAATCAACCAGTTTCGATCTTCCATATGATAAGAAGGACGCTGTTCTTCTGAATCACTCTTGTACATCTCCATCATTTCAGCAACGGATTTCATCATGTGAACACCAGCGATTGCTTGAAGTGCCTGCTTTCGATAGTATTCACTAGAGTAGCAAGAGTCCTCATGTGGTGTATTGATCATGCCAGTCTCAAGGATATCAAACAGATTCACCTCAAGAGGAACATTGTGGTCACGAACACCAGTGACATACTCACCACAGCTCATGTTACGCTTGGCAATGTCTGCACCAGTGCGACGACAGAAGTTGTCCTTCTCTGAACATACAGACCAAGACATCTTGATACTGTCGTCATCCTTGTAATGATGGATGTGAAGGGTGGCAGATGGGATCGACACACCATTCAGATGGAAATGGAAGTGCTTGTTGTACACATGAATGTTAGGCATATGCTCTCTCCTTTTAATAAAAGGGGGGAGACTCTCATCTCCCCCATAACATCACTTGCGTGCTTTCTGGAGACGCTCACGAAGAGAGGATGCACCAGCAGAGCGAGAGGGTTCTTCCTTCTCTTCTTCCTCTTCATCCTTGGAATCTTCTTCCTCGTCATCGTCATCATCAGAAGACTTCTTGTCTTTCAGGCGATCCTGAATAGACTTCTTCTTACGAGGCGGTTCCTTCTCTTCTTCTTCTTCGTCATCATCTGTGCCATTCTCTTGATTGTACTTAGCAATCGCCTTCTCCAACCAAGCCTCGACTTCAGCCTCGGTGGTTTCTTCTGGGATCACATCAATAGTCTCAAGATCATATGGCTCAACAACGAGATCCTCGTCATCGAAAGCTTCTAACACCTCATCATCCACTTGCTTGGGATGGAAGAAAGAGTTCTTGTAGGTGTTATACTTACCGTTCATGGTGTTCTTGATGACGAAGGGACGAAGACAGATATCATCCTCATCAACGATGCCTTCAAGGACAGATTCACGGATCTTCTCTTCGATGGCCCATGGCAGACGAATGAGCTTCACTTCATTGTTATCGGGGCTCTCACTCACTTCAAAGGGAGCTTCAAGCACCAGACACTGTGCGAGAGTGAACTCACGAGAGAACCACTTCTTGGCCTCTTCCTTGTAGGCTTCATAATCGTTGCCATCTTCCTTGCCTTCATTCAGCAGAGCATAGCCCTGTTGGCATGCAGGACAATCCTGTTGATTTGCCTCATCAGAGCAACGCACACCACCAACACCACGAATACCAAGGTTGGGGCCATGAACCTTCCACTTGCGATACAGCTCACCACTACCAGCACAAGGAACAAACAGGATCTTCATCTTCTCGCCGTCTTTCAGGTCATAGAAGTTGAGATACCGAGTATCATTCTTGGGCGCTGATTCGTTCTCGATCTTCTTCTTCAGGTTTGTCTTAAGTTTGAGTTTGTTTTTGAGACTCATAGTCTTTGATTCCTCGTTTGATTTGACGTTTTCATAGTTGCCATTACCACCGGCAAGGTCTATTTAAGCACGGTGGTAATGGCATGTCAAGCGATTAGTGGAGTGGCGATACCAGAGTTTTCACGATACCAAGGTCAAAGATGGCGATGTGGTAGTCATTGATACCAAACTTAGCCACCTTGTCCTTGTTTGTGTCACGAGACGCCTTGAGAAGACGCTCGAACGGAACAACCTCCCACATTGCAGCAGACCCTAGATCCACACTTTCTGTGTTCTCAAGAGTGTCACTGAACGCATCATCCTCACCATCACTCACCTTGAGGATGATGTTCTCGTCATCCCCCTTGGAGAATGAGATAGTACGCTCTGCCTTGTTGCCCGTATATGACATGGCCATAATAGCAGAGGACAGGTATTTCACATAGTCATCTTGCATCTCCACACAGTTGGACAGGGAAAGATCACCGGGGATCTTTGCGGGAACAGGAACAGCATCACGCTTATGAGGGTCAGCAAAGCGGAAGCTTGCCTTCTTTCGTCCCTGTTTGATCGTTGCGGCAAGAACAATCTTGCCATTGTCATCAAGGGAGATGGAAGCCTTCTCTTCGTCAAAGAGCTGAATGCGGGACAGAAGCCCCGGAACACTCTGGATGCCCATAGGAAGGTCAACCAGTTTCTCTTCGATAGAATCAAACACCAAGATGTTCTTGTCTTTGTTTGATGCACGAATGAGAGTCCCATCCCCATCTTCTGTAGGTTCGATCACCGCTTGGGTGATCCCAACAGAGTTCATCGTGTCAAGTAGCTTCTTTAGCGTTGCAATATCCAATGATGGATCTCCTTTTTACTTGTATTGATCGTCAATGTCTAATTGATAGACAGGGACACCGTTTCTCTCTAGATGCTCTATACCATCAGAACATCGGTAGGAAGTACAATAGTACACCTTACTGATTCCTGCGTCAACGATATCAATGCTACAGAAGAAGCATGGGGAATGTGTGAGGAACATCGTTGCACCCACAGCACTCTCATTCAGCCGTATAAGCCTCATGAGAGCGTTCTTCTCGGCATGCCGCACCTCGGGTAGGGTTACGTTGTTTTCGTCCTCTAGAGGCCCGTCTAGGGCTCTGGGTTTGCCATTGTATCCATGTGCGATGATCGTGGTGTCTTTGACGATGACAGCACCCACCTTCAGCCTCTCGCCCACCGAGGACCGAGCAAAAGCAAAAGCTGCTTCCATGAATGCTCTTTTATGTTTCTCTTTCATGCTCGCACCAGCTCCATCACCATCTCATCCTTGTCATTGAATATAGCCACAGCATCATAGACATGAAGAAGATCCTTGGAGTCCTCGATGAGGATGTCCAGATTCTTACATGACTTAGGGAATGTCGGCTTCACCCACTCAGTGGAATCAAAGATCCTCACCTTCACATGATACACCATCACATAATCTCCATTTTCAATACATCAACCAGTTGGTCAAGTGATTCAATCTCTTCAACACACATTCCATGCTGGAGCTTCGCCATCCACAACAGGCTCTCCTGATCAACCGAAGATCCTGCTTCGGCTATCGCCTCAAGAGTGGTGATCGTAGACGCATCAGCCTCCCTACCACTGTCCCCATCTACATCAGAGCGATCAAAGAAGCGATTGAGCCTCGATTGTGTTGATTCTCTGATCAGCTTCATCGCGGATGGGGTTAAATAGTCCTTCTCGTTCTGACTCATTCAGCACCTCCTGTTGAATTCTGGTCTTTTCGTTATTAAGCCTGCGACTAAAATGTATCTGTTGGTCTTTCAATTTCCTTATCTTCGCCTGAAGCCTACCAAGTTCTCGCTGTAAGCCTTCAATATAGAAGTCCATTCCATTGACCGCATCATGCAGCCTGTTAAACTTTGGGTCTTTAATGATCACATCATCAACTAAGGATGATGCATATATGATCATCCCGTTGATGGTATGATCATTCTCAGCCTCTGTTTCCTTCATGAAATTGAACAGAGGGAACATCTTTCCCAGATGATCGTCTCCGAATGAAATCTGGATCGTTCCATCCCTAAACATCGTATCGACACGAACGCTCACCTCGTCAAAGTTATCATGTAGTCCTCTCCAGTTGAATGGTGGAAAATTTACATCAGGGAACGCAGATGAGAGGATGTTCTTAACATTCTTGAAGATCCTGTCCCTCTCGCTGTACATGTCTATCCCAATCGAATCAGGAGAATCACCAACAGAAGGATGCCTGACACGGAACATGATGTTCCAGTCGGGACTGTATTCGCATGAGACGATTCTCCGTCTAAGCATTCTTGATTCACGAATAAGGGATGATATAACAGAAACCACACCTTCCATATCTGTCACTTGGTTTGTCCCGAAGAAGAGGAGCGTATCCACCTCCTTGAACTCAACAGGCTTCCTCTTCTCTAGTGCTTCCATGATCATATACGTGTGCCTCGCTCTATACACTGTCTATGGTGAGAGCATAATGCAAAAGCCCACACCATGTCAAGGGCGTGGGCTATGTATTTCTATCTAGATGGATGGCATTTTAGCTCAGGTACTTCACTAGCTCCTGATATCCACCAATGTGCTGATCACCACAGAACACTTGAGGAATCTGTCGAACCTTCAGCTCATCACGAAGGAAGGATCGGGCATCCTCATCCATTGCGATATCAACATAACTGAAATGCTCTTCACCTACTCGATCCATGAGAAAGTCTTTCGCCTTGACACAGAAGGAACATCCATCTGCTCCATACACAGTAAACTCTTGATTCATATCTTATTTCTCCTCCATATAGTGTTCTACCAGCTTACGGGATGCTGCTTGTGTATCAGCAATCATCCCCCACATACCATACACAAAATTTCGATGACTGTCTTCACTTGTCCACATGATTAAGTTTCCTCTTTGGTTAGACACGCTCTACATAGACAAGAATCTCCTGCCGGAGACCCTCCAAATGGAAGAGCAAAGCACCAACATGAGTTGATGGACTTCCCTTCTTCCATTGCACATTTGTTTGGAGATCCACATTCAGGACATCTAGTTAGTGTCCTAGATTTGAGGTCTTCCATCACATCCATTCTATCAGCCATTGACATGCTTCTCCAATTGACAATCTCATCAACTGTGCGAAGGCACCCCTGACAGGTGCCTTCTACAAGCTTACATACGTTGATGCATGGGCTTATGTTAGCCACAATGCCCGCTACCACAATCAACGCACTGAAAGCATCCTTCCATGTAGATCACGTTGTTGCTGCCACAATCATCACATTTCCCACCATCAACAACTTCACCATCTCGAATGTATGCAGAGAGGAACTTCTTCACCTGATATAAGAATGTTCCGGGGAACATCTCATCCATGCTGTCTAGAACACCTACAATATTGATGATGCTTACGTTATGACGAAGAAGAAGACTGATTGCCCTAGTTAGCTTATTGATGTTATTGTCATTCTCCATCTTCACTTTGAGCTTCTCTATATGCTCTGGAAGAATCCCTTTGCGCCCTGCTAAGTCAATCAGCCTCTCCACCGCATCACTTATGGGAGCTGTCTTCTCGCGATGGTTCGTGGTACAGAATAGAGCAACCGGCTTCTCCGAGTCTGGGTGATATACGACAGTCATATACCACTTCTTGCCATCAGCCTTGAGTGTCTTCATTCGAGCCGGAGCATCGTGAGGCAGCTTGACATCGGTGACAATGACTCTCTCTTCTGTATCCTGATTGGCTACATCTTCCTCGTTCTTTAGAACCTTGTATCCTACAATCTTACTGGTAATCTCTCGCATTATATCATTTCTCCATAGAAGTTATAAGACGGGACTATCAATCCCGTCCAGTGGCATCAAAACTTTCCGTAGTAGTTTTCTTTGAGTGCATCATAGAGGTTAGCTATCGTGTGCTCTTCTCCATCATAGATAACTCGCTCATCACCAGTACCCTCAAACACGGTTCCGTCCTCTAGGGTGAACTGGTACATCGTATTCTTTAGGTTATCTTCTG